TCAAGCGTGTCTGAATAGAATGTGTCTCCATCATAGACCCTGATCTTGCCCCTCGGCTTTGCTACCCACGGCCTGACTCGTCTGATTTCCAGGTTTGAATAGTTCGGTACATCTGCCATAGCTACCCCTTCCAGTGTTTCTTAATTGGATCAGAATAAACAAAGACTGTCGTTAGCATTGCCCACGCCAGGATACCAAGGAAGATTAAGTAGATAGGCGTGTCTGTGAACCGGGCTATGATAGCCCATAAGAGGTCCTCAATCATGTGGACCATAGAGAACGACAGGAAGACTAACCAGAAGCCCTTACGAAACACACTAGTGCTTCCCTGTCAGGATTCCTAGCTTAGATCCGAACTTAGCCCACTCACCGACGGTTACCTTGCCGTCCTTGAGCATTTCTGTGCCGTACTCAGCAACAGCCTTGCGTTCCCTGGCTGTGTCCAGCGATGCGGTAATTCGTATCGCCAGCTCAAGAAGAGTTCGCTTATCCTCCGGTAGTAGTTTCAGTATCCAGTTCATAATTCCTCCTCCTATTTCCTCTGATGATTTAAGCAGTACAGGCTAGGCTTTTGCCGAACCTGTCTGCACCTTGACCCATCGTTGTGTCGATGACTACACCTCTTTGGATTCTTCTTCACCACTTAACCTTGTTAGCCCAGTACGCTGCACTCATCTTGCCCTTGGCAATATTCTTAGCGTGACGAGCCTTAAAGGACTTTGCCCTGGGAGTCATGGACTTATCTCCAGTCTTCCCTTGTTGACCAAACCTGATGGTCTTAACCTGGTCACCACTCTTAGCCACCACAACGTGGCTCTTCGTGGCATGGCTAGGGGTACGCTTGGGTTTATTAAACCCTGACACTCCTGCCCTTTTTAATCGTGGATCTGGTTTCGTTGCCATATCTATCTATCCTTTACGTTGTAGCCGGTTCCGCTATGGTTACCTCTACGTTGTCTTCAATAGTGATGTTCGCCCCTGTAACAGTCGTAGCAACAGTGAACTCCTTCGTTGCGAAACCGTTTCCTTCGCCGACCTCATTCAAAAGAATCTCCATCGTGCCGACGTTCATCTTAGACAGCACACACAGACCACCCTTCGTGTACAAATTAGTTAGGCGTAGTGTGCCGACCTTGCCATTGACCCCAGACGTTGGAGCCTGTATCCAGATACGGTCATAGGTTCCTCCGCTGGTCACCATCGCATCAGCCTGCTGATGCCCTCCACCAATAGCCCTCATACGACTCGTGCCTGGTGAAGGTGCTATGGATTGCCCATCGCTAGCATTGCCTTTGACGATAATGGTATGGGCCTGTATGTCGGTCAGCTCCAGCTTTTTACATCGGCTCTTCTCAAAGATGAGGTGGCCTATCTCAAGCCTCGTATTTGTACCCCCACCAATCGTATTCCCACTAACTTGAACGACGTTCTGCTCGCCTTGTGGGAGCGCAGAACCAGTGAATACCGTACCAACCGATACGTTCTCTATAACAATTTCCCGTACGGGAGTCGATCCAAGGTCTATTCTTAACGTGTTTGAGCCTTCAACGTATTCAGTAGGGATATCTAGGGGGGCATTTTGCCCTATAACGGAAGCTGCATACACGCCCGGATCACGATTTGAAAAGCTACGTTCAGCTAGGATCGTCTCGTTCACTACGACACCACCACCAACCGCACTTCCTGCTAGGAGAAAGCTAGCCGCCATCTGAGGGCTTAGTCCAAAGCTACGCAAGAGGCTGTAAGGACTCTTGATAATTGAGAAGGTTGTCTTCCACTTAGCTGACTCGCCCTGCAAGTATTCTACTTTAGCAAGTAGCCAGTTCCTCGCCCGTACAATTCCCCTGTAGGTCTTAACAGGGCTACGGATGATAGCCATTGGAGTGGCGATGATTCCACGTATGAGTTTCCGGACACCTCTGTATACCATGCGGAAGGGGAAGGAAAGGATTCTCCAAATAAACCTACCTATTCTTTTCATAGCCTTACTCCTGTTCGAGTACCTTGAGAGAAACTCCTCCAAGGAACCCGAATACCGAACCGATAACAGCCGTCACCACCTCGGTGGCCTCCATCTTCATACCTATCCACATACCCACTACTCCGAATATGGTCCCGCAAAGAATCGCTACCATTATCTGTGGCCTCATCCTGGATAGCATATGTCCTCCTTATATCGGGGCTACAGGAGTCCCGTAATCCTCTTCCTCTTCTTGTTCTTTCTTTCTTCTTGCAGTAAGTATAACCATGTATGCAAGCCACCTAATCATTGAACTCATCTTCAGGACGCTGCCGTAAATGATTGTGCAGTCAGACCATCGGCAGCATTTTTTTCTGCCTGTGCGTTTGCATCTGATACGATCCGAGCTGCAAACTTATTCACTGCCCATACCTGGTAATCAGCATCAGCAGAAAGATCTGCGCCTGCTTCCCTTACCCCTGTGGCGACAGCACGAGCCTTAGCAAGTACCCTTGTCGCACTCGGTATCGTTGCCGATTTCGTCGCACCACCTGCAACTGCCACTGAAATTGTAATATCTCCTGTAGCCATACCATCCTCCTCTTAATTATGATCACGTTGGGTTCGGGGACATTATCTGAAGAACCGATATATCATAGGTTCCGCTATCCATAGCTAGCTTTAACTCTTGCCCACTAACTGAATATGTCCTGGCTGTGGGGCTTCCCCTCACACTATGGCTACTGATGACAGTCACGCTGTCGTAGCCGAATATAACAAGGTCAGCAAACCTAGTCACTCCCTCTTCACCAGTGACGAAAGTGAGAACTCCGAAATCAGTTCCTCCACTGATTGTTGTTGCACTCGTGCTTACGTCTTGAGTATTAAGTGGAATGATATTAAATGTTTTCTTGGCATCTTCAACTCCAACCGCCATTTTATCGGCTACTTTGACTGATCCAGTAGCTGTGAGGAATATGTCATCTCCACTAGCGATGGTCAGATCAGTGCCGTCACTGGATATGGTTTCGCCTCCCCGGTCATACAGGTACAGCGTATCTACAACCCGAACATCGCCATCGAGTACATCTAGGGCAGTAGCCCCATTGGTTCCCGTGATCTGTAGCACCTCCTCAGATGCATCCCATGTGAGGTTGTCACCAGATGTGCCAGAGTAGAAGATAACATCGGTTCCGCTACCATCAGCCCCTACTGTGACCGTTCCGCTGAGCTGGGCATTACCCGATACATCCAGTGTTCCATTCAGGTCCACTGCCGTAGCGGTCAGGTCTATCTCATCGGTGGCTCCTATAGAAAGAACCGTGGCACTGCTTCCCTGTACGAACTGACTTGCATCATTGAACATCAGCTTGTTCGTGCTATTCAGGGTAATTCCCGTATCATTCGTATGGGTTAGGGTAGCATCACCGTCTGCTCCAAAGGCTAGCACCGAGCTATCCGACAACAATTTCACATCATCCCCGAACACTGCATCCAGGACGACGCTCAATCCACCATCAGTCTGGAGCGAACCATCCGTCGTAGAGGTAGCATTGGTTGTGTCATCTGTCTTGACAATCCCTGACGCAACAATGGTGCTGGTTGTCAAGGCTGCTGTTGCTACCGTGCCACCCGCAGCCGTCAAGGTGTTGGACGAGTGAGTCAATGTCATATCGCCATTGTTAAAGTTAATGACAGATCCACTTGCCAAGAATAAATCAGACCACATCAAGGACGTTGTGCCTAAAGCAGTACCGTCGCTTGTGCCAGGGCTTATTGAGTTCTCGGCAAGCACGACTTCTTTTGCGTTATTGGCATAGAAGTTAATCGTATTAGCGTCTTCAAAATCTATCTTGGTCTGGTCGTCCTCACCAATCTTGATATCGGTGGCAAACAGAGATGTAATGGTTGTCTGCGCTGCATCAATGGCAAAGTCTATGTTGTCATTGCTCGTATCATAGGTAACGGTAATGCCGCTCTCAGTATTGCTACTAAGCATATTTGTCCCGACAGTATCCCTGATGTAGGTTGCGAGTGCCGTGCCGTCTACCGTAATAGCATCTGCTTCTAGTGTCCCATCAATGTCTGCATTGCCCGATATATCCAGGGTTGCTGCATCTAATTCACCTGATAAGGTGATGTTCGTTGCCCCTGTAATAGCTCCATCGAAAGCCACCGCTCCATTGATGTCTACAGTTGTATCTGATGTTATCGTTAGAACACCATCAGAAGACTGATGAATGAATGTGCCTGTATCTCCAAACGTCAATTTGTTCGTTGAGTTTAGCGTCAACCCTGTTCCGTCTGTATGAGTTAGGGTTGTGTCGTTATCTGCTCCGAATCCTAAAACAGCAGAGTCGCTATTTAATTTCAAATCATTACTAACTAAAACTGCTGTAGAGGCATTAAGATCTATCGTTGCTTCTCCATCAACGGTCATTACGCCATCGGATGATTGATGAATAAAAGTTGCAGTATCTCCGAACAATATCTTTTCGGTCCCGTTCATCAATATCTCGTCAGAGAACTTGAAGTAGTCCTCGTCTTCCATCCAGGTGATGACCCCGTCAGCACTTTCTGCATCAAACGTAAGCGTGATATCTGTAGCTGCCGTGCCTGTACCGAATGTTACAGAGTCTTGGTTGAAGTCTATCGATTGCGCTCCTGCCGTAGAGGAAGCAATAGTGAATGCCTTTATAAGGCTACCGCCCTGTAGTACGTCAAACTCAAACTGTCCGTCTTCAGAGCCAGATGTTACATCTGTTGCCACCACGGTCATCCGGGCAAACTCATCGAGGTTGCCGGCGGAATCGTGCATCTTGAACGACAGGTAGATTTCGTCATCGTCTGCCTTCGTGGAGTTAGCCCCACTGAATACGGCAACCTGGTTCGCTGCGTTGTTTGTTAGATTTGTGAACGTGGCAGCAGGGGTGTCTTCATCGACGTTATTCCTAACATCCAACTCTTTCAGGGATATCTCATCACTCCACTTGATACGCCTAACCGAACTGCCCTTTGTAATCTCTACGTCATAACGATCCTGATCGGCCTCGCTAAAGTCCCATCGTCCATCGCTATCCGTGGTAACGGTAGAGCCTTCCTGATTCGTTGTTCCTGTCTCAAGGAGCTTAACACTGGCTCCGCTTACCGCATTCCCTGCATCATCGTAGACATTCCCGCCAAAGTTAATTGCCATTACCCACCTCCTAGCCTGGAGTGATCCCTATAATTAAGTGCTTCTCGACAATAATACTGGGGATCGCTCATAAGATCATCGTCGTCAATAAATATCAACGTGATGTTCTGCCCAGCCATGCTTGCTCGTGCCAGAACGTCCCGTGCCTTTACCTCTACCCCACCGGGGTACTTCTGGTAGTGATAGTATATACCCTGCACATTTACACCTAAGTCAGGTGGGTTCGTAAATAGAAAGTCAATGACAAATCCACCCTTGTCCAACCTTCCCCCTAAAAGGGGAGACTGATAAACAAAGTCCTGCCCTGGCGTTTTCCCAAGCTGAATGAATGTCTGGTATGCTACATACTCAGGACCAGAACCTTCCCATCCTTGAGGAACCTGTATTTGTGTCTGTGTTACCATACTATCCTTCCAGGATCATACTCCATGAAACCTTGTCGTTATTCGTGGCTGCATCTACATAGAATACATTCGCAGGGACACTCCCTCCGAACTCTCCAAAGTTCAGAGTCTTCGTATTCCCTGCACTCAGCTCAAAGCCATTGCTTGCAGAGACATCTGACTCTCCCACATAGGCCAAGCCAGAGTTCCCGGCCAATGCCTTGAACTCCACATACTTCACTCGGTTCGTGACGTTACTCACTTGTACCGCAGTACCTGCCGTTCCGACATTCGTTATTCCTGAATCAACTCTCATTCCTGTACTCCTGTTATGGTTCTACGACCTGTATTGTTGTTGATCCTCGTTCATCGTACCCTGTGAACTCAATGCCTTGAGCGCCTATTACATCGACATAATAGTTCCTTGTTCCTCCGCTGTCATCCCTAAAGGTAAATTCGACTAACGTATTGCTCTCAATAGCCGAGATAAGATTGGACCGTAAGTCCTTCGGAACATTCCCTTTATACTCATTAGTTAGATCAACTTCTACCGTATGTCCCCACTTTGCTGCAATCTTTTTTCTAAACTCCAGAGTCAGAGACACAACATCTGGTGTCTCAAACTTCTCTAGTCCTGTAGATGTAGCAGTTGAGCGATCAAGGGTGAGCTTGAACTTGATAGACCTGAAGGCTACCCCAGCACTGCTCCCAAAGGTGTAGGTATATGTGCCAGACGCTGCCCCCATCTCTGTTGAGTCTAGCGTACCGACGGCTGTTGTGTAGCTTTCTGCATAGTCTATCGCATACTCAACCTTAACCTTCTCAGTGCTAGTAAGATCCTGAGCCTCAATGCGTAAGTTGAGTGCCAGTTTGTCAACTTCACTCTGTCCTGCATTGAACCAGGGAGTCTCATGGATACCCTGTAATGCGTAGGCAAACTCACTCACTTCTGATGGATTGATAATATCCTTTGGCAAGTCCATGAAGTGAACGATGTCGTTGTGCCCCCACCAGACACGATACTTGCTATATGCGTCTGATACATGGATGGAATCAAACCCTTTGCCTGACTCGGCAGACTGCCACTTGACTTCCCACCCCATATCGTTGTAGCCAAGAATGGAGCTGTACCCCGTATCCGGCGGTATAACCGTTGACCCCTGGTGGCTTATCCACTGGTAAGGAATGGATGACGATGAAATTGTAGCCGGAGCTGCACGAGCATCTAGCCCAACAAGCAGTTCGTTGTGTGCTCCAGCCATATGCCGTATGGCTCCACGCTTGTCTGACGGCAAACCATCGTCCCTGTCTGGCCCCATAACGCTGATAACGGCTGCATTATTGCCATTGATATATTTATATATCCCATTCCCTGAAGGAATATAGACCGAGTCACGCCAGGTAATTGTCCCCTTCCCATTGTCCGGGTGGACAGGGAAGTCCATCTGGGTGTTTTCCCACATGGCATTGTCAGCGTTGTGTGCGAATAATCCTCGTGTAGTCGCTGCGTAGATAATGGGAATACCTAGGGCATTGCGAGCCACGAATAATGCTGTGACGGAGCCGTCAGGTAGTGGCAAGACGGCATCATTCACCTCTGTGCCTATGGCCGTGGCATACCAGAGCTGGCCTACATGAGATATACCCCAGAGCCTCTCATCCCAAACAGTCACAAACTTTGTGTCTGTTGCGTCTGTTGTCCAGCTTGAGCCATTTGATGAGTAGGTGTACCCACTCCCATTGCTATCGTAATGAGCAAAGACCAGGTAGGTTGTCCCTCCTGCATCTGTAAACACCACGCTGTCAGTTACCTGGTCAGTAGCACTCTGTGTGAGTGCTGATCCCCAGCTATCATTCGTATTGTTATACTTAAACAGCTTGGGACTCTCTGATACTGACCCGTTCCAGAAGGCATAGACCTCATCAGACAGGGTATTGATTGCCCCTATCGTTGCGTCAGTAAGTCCGTGAGAAGGGCTTGAAGATTCTGTTGCTAGCCCCGGAAGGACTAGGTGGTTCTTGTAGCGGAGCTGGCACGTTGAGTACCACGCACGGCTTGTTTCTGCCCCTCCCTCCATGCGGTTGATGCCAATACCCCCACGCCAGTCAGACCATGCAATGATGGATGATCGGAGCTGAGAGTCCTTGGTCGTATCCCCAATGACAACCTTGCCAGGGTAGATGGACGCAAGCGTAGACCGTACCGGGCGGGTAGTCGGATAGTACACGCCGTTGAGAAAGATCTCATTTGCTTCAACAACGGAATTTGCCATCAGTCTACCGACCTGATATTAACAAGCATTGGGAATGCTCTCCTTGCACGTTGTGCTTGGTCAGTCCAGAAAGCACTAATTTGCCTTCTGGCATCAGGGTCTGTGCCGGGTCCACTGGATGCCGCAAGGAATGCCAGAGATATCGCATTGGCGATAATATAATCCTCATCAATCTCTGTTGTGGTTGAGTCAGATGTAAGCAACGCTGGCTTGTCCCCACCTGTAATCTTTATCAGGCTATACCCAACTGCCTCATGTCCGTCACGAATAAGAACCAGATCACGGGACTCCTTATCTATCTTCCAAGTTCTTCTGTCCAGTGTGGCCCATTCAGCCGTATCGTTTGCTACGGCTACGATGTCATCTATCCACACTGTGCAAGCCCCCAGATCTGAATCGTACTCAAGTCCCACCGATATGATCGCTGTATCTGTCTCAGGGTTTGAAAGAGACATTCTTACAAAAGTCCAGGTATCAGCAGACAAAGCCGGAATGCTGAGTGTTTCCAGTGGACTTGCACAGGAGGCTGTATCATCGAGCAGAAGCTTCAGGTTGCCTGAGCTGGTCGCTACGGTGCTCTTCACCCACATCTCTATGGTGTCATATCCAGAGATGTTCTTGCTTGTAATACTGTCTGTAACGAAATCTCCTGCAGAAGCACCAACAGCTATCACCATCTTCAGTGCCTGGGAACCTTGCTTCTTGTCTTTTGTGTCTAAACTTTGGGTGAAGTCTCCATCAGTTTTCTCGTCAAAGGTCGTACCGCAGGCATGAATCCTGGTGGAGCTTACCTTGTCACGGTACTCTACCTTGGAAATCATAGAGATATTCGATGGAATATCGAACCTTGTCTGGTGTCCATCTCCATGAAGTTCTATGTTTTCAATTGGGTCATAGACCCATCCAGTCGCTGACATAATGGACTGGTTAATGAAGTCGTCAATGTCATCTGGGTTGTATGCACCATCCCACAGCTCGTAGGACTCTGATGCCGTAGATGCCGTAGCTGCCGGCATGAATGTCAGCGTTGTAACATTACTTGAGATGGCAGAGTCTGTGACTCGCCTCGTCAACGTGTCGTTGCTACCGCTTGTGAATCGTACCCACTTGCCTATCTGGTTATCTGCACCACCCAAGACAAGCGTGTTGTCCAATAGCGTCGTGGTGCTACCGCTACTTGATGCGGAAGACACATATAAACCGCCAAGTGAACGGCCTATGTGCTGTCTCAGTTGCTCACGGGTCCTCCCTTGTATTGCTGGCATTGTACTTCCTCATTATTTTCGTGTGGAATTGCTTTGCTTTTTTGCACGTTGCAGTGGCTTTACGGCACGGAGAGCGATCACGAACTTCGGATCTTTCAATCGCTCCTTCTGTTCTGGGGTAAGCCTTTTTGGGGCTTGCCGTGCCATATTAGTACCCGCTCTTTTTCTTCTTGTTCCCGGTCATCTTCTTGCCTGTGCGCTTAGACTCGCGCTTAGCGGCAGCTCGCCCTGCTGCTGTGTAAGAATATTTCTTTCCACCTACTTTAGGCATATCTATTTCTCCTTCAGGCTCTTCCCCGTCTTCGCCTTATCCAGCTCCTCAAGCATTCGCCTATTCTCTGACATTGCTCCATCAAATGCGATGGATATCTCTGATAGCTTTCGCTTCAAAGCCTGGTTCTCGACCTGGAGAGCCACTATTGGGTTTGCCTGCATCACCGATTGGATGTCCTCTTGCTTTATTTCAAGTTCCATTTCCACTTCCTAATAATAAATTTTTCCTGAAGTACTTTCCCTACGCTTCGTGCGGTACTTGAGGAACTCATTGAGAGCCTTTCCTATCTGCTTCCTCTCTTCACTCGTAGCGGGGCGTTTGTCATATTTCTCATTGACCTCGCTAATGAAGCTCTCGGTAGCATGACCCATCATGTCCTCAACCTCAGCCTGAGAGGTATCAGAATCAGCAAGTACACGGATAATCTGCTTGTGTACCTTACCGAAACGATCCTTGGCTTCCACCCTTAGTTCGTGGGAAACTATCTTGTTTCCTATATTGCTCCCAACGGGAGCTACCCCATTATAAGTAGCCCCCGTCGGTGTCCACAAAGTACTCATCTACATCCTATTCCTAGTTGCGGATTGCCAGCATCACGATCTGGTTGTCAGTGTCAACAGATGGGATGTTCATCGCATGACCGATGGGTCGTGTGTCCTCTTCAGAAGAAGCGTCCCACAAGTCAAATGCACCTGATTCACCTGATGCCTGGCTTACACCGATAGCATCACCGACAACAGCAACCGCTGCTCCTGACAAGACAGAAGCAATACCTGCGGTCTGTAGCCAGAAGTAGTAAGAAGCCGTGACGGGGATTGGGTTCACACCCAATGGCCCAGTAGTCATGGTTCCGTCACCGTCAATGATCTTGACATCCTTGTATGGGCTGTAAGAAATCCCAAAAAGGGACGAAGTGGTTAAAGCTGTCCGTATACCATCTGGCTCATCAATCGTGAAGATGACTGTGTTGTCCTCAGACGCATCATGCTTCGGATGGGACTTGATTCTGTAGACCTCGCCCTGTCCTGGGCCATCATTGATGAGAAGATATCCATCTGCATACTGATTTTTCGTGAGGTCGGTAGTAGGAACTTCAAGACTGATTGTCGTGTCTCCTACCGAATGTGCTTCCGTGGCTGCAACGTCCATGTCGTGAGCAGCTACGGCTGCAATGCCGTCCACGATCTTCCCTGCAGGGGTAATTGCACTAGAGCTGTTCTTGGCATAGTAGAACACCCTGCCGTCAGGAAGCTCTGCCCTTGTACCGAGCTTCTGCTTCTGCTCGGAAGACTCAACCTTCTCGTTCCCGTAACTTAAATAAACCGTCGTTGGAAATGCCATAGCACTCCTCCTTCTATAAACAGGCTCTATGTCCTGCGAATGCCGTTATTAAATTTTTCGCCAGGCACGGCTTTCTTTACACCTAGCTATCCCTATGGTAGGGACCAACCTTCTTGAACCTTTTTGCCTTGGAAGGCTCTGGCTTCTCAGCTCCTTTGCTGGCTCCACACCATCTACAGGTGCATGAGTCACTTGGAGGCCACTGGAGAAGCCCTTGCCTTGCTTTCCTATTCACGTAGTCAGGTTGCCCTGGAAGATTTGGTAGAGCAGTCCCCGCAGGACTCACGACTTCACCACTGGGATTCTTCGTCGCCCGGTGGCGATAGAGCGTGATCTTCGGGGGCCAGTCATCAATATAGTTCCAGGAGTACCCCTGACTGGTTAATTCCTCTCGTAGTCCAGTACGTTCCTTAGTAGTCATTGGCATACTGTTTCACTCCTTACGACGTTGCGGGTGTTCCGGCATCCAGCGTGAGGGCTACGCCCTTGCTGTCATCAAGCTCGAATACCCCGTAGTCGGCTGTAATTACAACCTCGGTTGCCCGAAGGGATGCGTCCCTCTGACGCTCAGTTCTCGTATCAACACTCTTCAGAACTGCCAAGGCAGACCTGTCAGCACATACGCCAATAGCGTCATCGCTGGAGTCGATAGAGATGTTCCCATCTTCAAAGATCGGAACCCCATTGATGGGGCGAAGACCGCTGAAGAAGTTGCCGAGAAGGTCAGCAG